ACGTTTTTGACTGCTTGTTCCCCCTTGTCCAGGTCGGGCTCGGCACCTACGCCGGTTATGCGTAGAAAGTGGAGCAGTGGGCTCCATGGTGTGATACGTTCCATAGCAAAGGGCGTTAAGCACTGTGGCAGTAAGTCCGCAGTAGCCATAGTCGCAGCGACCATCGCTGGCGGCGCATATTACTATTATCGATTCCGTCGCGAGAGCCATGCTGGGCTCCGTATCCATGACGCTGCGGAGGAGATTGGTGAGATGTTGGTGCGTGATATCAACAGGGATCACGACGACGACGGGTCAGAGTTTGCTATTGATACTCTGCTCTCAGCTATTGCACCAGCTGAGGGATGCCAACCCGCCGGCGTAACTATTATGGAGTCAACCTCAACTCCGGAACAGGCAATCAGGATTGCTGGTCTGGACAAGCGGTTGCAGGAAATGGAGCCGGAAACGCTCGAGCATTTAGCTGAAAGGATAGCGAAAGCAGATCCTGTTGTCAGTGGGGCGGAAATCATCAAGGTCACAGAGAGATTAAGTTCTGGTGTTGTAGATCTTGTGTCGGAGCCCATGGCACAGTTCGATGAGGTCCTCGAGGCGGCAACCAACAAGGTCGCAGGAGATTCCAAGTTACGCAAGCGTGTTCAACGAAACAAGAAGGTGGCGATCGTCACCACCTTACTCAATGAAGCGAGGTTTAAGCTTACTTGTCGCGACGCGACTGATAAAAATCGCGATGTTGTTCGACGATTCATGTGCAATGTGGTCGGTGACTACATCCCAGCGACGGCACGCAAGTGCACCATCAACGAAATAATAGATCAGGCAACTGAGATGTTTTTCGTACCTACTGATGGCGATGTCGTTTGTGCACGAATTCGCAGCAGCAAAGCGGTCAGGACTCAGTTGTCTCGTATGGAGCTGGCCAAACGGCCGATGTCATTTGTCCAAGGCTTGATTGCATCAGTCTTGGGACACCCGGTGCAAGCAGATGGCTTGCGCTACTCTAAACAATAGGGGTGCCTAGTGGTTCGAGAACCGGTTACGGTAGAGAGTACGATCATTGCGGAGGCTAGATTGCTGTGGAATAGTAGGTCAGTAGGGTTGCCCGAATTTGGGGACCTGAGGGCTTATATTTTTGCCAAGTATGAAAGCATCCAAGGTGGGATGGAAAACTACCAACGTAACTTCATGACGGTTAAGAGAGCTACTGGGATGACACGCACGCGCCAATTATACGGTTTGGGTGAGTATGGGCCCAATCTCGATTTCAACGCACACGACAACAACGTTACCAACACGCTCACAGCTGCGTTAGAAAGGGTCTTCTTTGTGAAGGGACCCGGTGGGGAGTTTACACCACCCCCACAGCCTATTGCAGGCATTTTTAACGGCAGAATGAACCATGCACGGAAGTGCCTTATTGCAGTATTTGCGACTATGGTCCCCGCTGAGAGATTCTCTCCGCTTACTCCAAGTGAGTTTGTGGATGGATATCGCGGGCGTCGTCAGCGCATCTATGAGGCAGCCCGCGTTTCCCTCCTTCACCAGGAGATTCAGGAGCGCGATGCAGTGGTTTGTCCCTTCGTCAAGGCAGAAAAGGCCGAGATAAAAGTGGGTAAGCGAGCGGTGCC